ATCATCCTTTCAACCACTCCTCAGGTATAAGTTTGTTTGCAAAAAGGAACCCATTCTTATCGCACCAATCAGCATAACTTGTCTTGGACCCTTTACGGATTTTGTTGTTGCTGTTGGAGAATACAAAGCGGATATCTAGGTCAGGGTATTGCTCTTTGATTAGTAGGTGTTTCTTACGATCATCAGGTGTGAACCTACCCTTAGTCTCAATAATGATACCATTAGGAAGTTTGAAGTCTGGCGTGTAGGTTCTTACCTCGTTGATTGTGTATTTGATCTTCTCAGTCTCGTACTCCACACTACCATAGAGTTTCTTGAGTTGCTCTCCAACCTTTTCCTCTAGGCCACTTCGGAACCCGTATTTCTTGCCTATCATTTTCATCTTTTGCTTGGCACTAGAAGTTTTCATTACTTGGTCTCTTATGAGGTATAAATTTACTCACCATGGTCCTCATGTTGTCGTACAAACCATCAGAGCCTACTACGTAACGGTCTTTCCCATCACTATGCACCTGATAGACATGTCCAACTGTGTAGTAGCGTGTTCCAGACGACACACACTTGACCCATTGATCAGAAGTTTTCATTTTTCAAAGCCTTTACGATAGCCATTGCAAGTCGGTAAGCCTCTTCTGTTTCTACATGATTCATACCATCGTCGGAGTAGTAGCCTTTCTCTAGTTCCCTGATAGAAGGGTTATCCCCATCTGCCCAGATAGTAATTCCTGCGTCAGTCCCCTCAAAGTCCCAACCATTCCCGTTCAACTTCAAACGAATCTCAGTGGAGTAGTATTTACTATCGAGAGGTAGTACCTCAATCTTAGAAGTTTTCATCGTTTGTCACCTCTATTACTACTACCCCAGCCTTTCTAGCCTTACGTACCATATCAGCAGTACCTGTACCACCAGGAAAAGCTACTACAATATCTGGCTTACCTTCATCTAACATCTGTTGGTTACGAACACTACCAGCGGCTTTTCCATACTGTTTCCAGTTAGCGGGGTACTCCTCACAGGAAAAGCCCATTGAGTACGCCCAACCCTTTGCAAGGAAGTCTGCCCCCTTTGCACCACCTTGGATAACTACGCAATCGAAGTCCTCTCCCTCCCCAATGTTGCTGTAGATTTCATCCATATGTCTGTTGAACACACAGTATTTAAAATAATTCCTACCACCACAGATTAGGATACGCTTAGAAGTTTTCATCTGTCACCTCAAATGCTTTAGGTTCTCGTACAACTTTAGTCAGATACCTAGGTCCATTGGCAAATACGAAAGTCCTCAAGCCATCCCAACACTCATGTTTCCACTGGCAGTAAGAACATTGGGTAGACAGTTTACGATTACCTGACTGACCATCCTCCCAATCTTCTGCTGTCTCTACAACCTCACCACGATACTTCCTTTCCCATGTAGGTCGTTGAGGAGGTTTGTCAAGTTTAACTACATCTTTCTTTTGTTGAACCTCTTGTTCTTTATTCGCCACTTCATTGGAGAGGTCATAACGGTCCAAGCAGATGTGCGCAAACTGCTTATCGAATGCCAGAAAGCCAGCTTCATTTTTGTAGGTTACAAGAGGGTCATTACGACTGCCGTACAAGTAGGAAGACAGTTGGGAGATGTAGCCGAAAGGGTCGTTGTCGCGTAGTTCATGTTGCTTAAACTTGGTATAAGAGAAAGAGGAGCATGACTTAACGTCAATGAGCATTCCGTCGATAACGCAATCTCGATGGCCTCTAATACCGCATACGTCCAGACGGTCTTGTAGTCCTTCAAGTGAGTGGCCTGACGCCTTGACGAGTCCCAGAATATATGACTCCGTAAGGTCGCCAAAAATGAACTTGTTACGTGCGCTGGCAGGTAGAGGCTCAGGTTGAGTTGTGCTATTGATATCGTACCAAAGTTTCCTTTCGCAAGGAGTTCCGATTCCACTAAGACGAAGAGTTCCTTTTCGTTGTGTTCCAATGGAGTTGAACTGGCGAGACAGTGACTTTGCAATGTCATCTGCGACCCACTCAGAGATTTCATCTGTCCAACCACACCCACTGTTAAGTACCTCTTCCATGTCGTCTATTAGAGTCTCAATTGTTTTATCATTCATAAGCGATATCCAAATTAGTGAGCGGGAAGTACTCCACACTTTCTACGTACACAGAATCACAAACCTTACATCGAAACACCGTAACCTCACAACCATGCTCCCCGTTAGGGCCTCGGGTATCTGTAAACTTGGTCCGATCCGTTCGGTTATCTAGGTCTTTACAGCAATCATCCTTATTCATTAATTTCACCCTCCAAGTCTTTGATCATTGAATCCAAGTACCAACGAGCCTTCTTCAAGTCTTCAACACCGTTCTTGTACTTATATCTCCACAGATACTTCAGGACATTCCCTTTACAGTAGTGTTGGTAGTTGTCCCCCAGAGTAGCCTTGATAGCCTCAATACACTCAATGCCAGCTTGGTTATAGTGACTTGGGTGATCTACGTTGTCACTCATTATACATCTGGTCCCTCTACTAGTGCTTTAGCTGACACAGGGTAGTACTGCTTAAGATACTCATACACTTGCTGTGCTACCAATCTAGCCTCATACTGTGCTTCTGGGTGAAGTCGTAGTTGACACATCTTAGCAAAGGCCCCTAGTGTACCGCTCCATGTCCACTCAGTCATTGTGTTTTGGGGTAGCACCATGCGGGCCATTTCCGGGGCTACCCCGCACATAATAAGGTTATCGTAGGTTTCCTTGGCATACCCATAGAGCGTTCTGTTTACGATAGGGACATCAACAGCCTCACTCAAACTCCCTTGCTTCTTGTTAGGTGCAGCCTTACGCCAGTAGTCAGGAACATAGAACTCAATACCATCTGTGATGTACCTACGAGAGAACTCACTGAAGATAAGGTACTCATGCTTTACAAGTTGACGAGCTACAAAAATAGGGGCCTTAACCTCAAAGGAAATGAAGGTGTGTGAAAAAGGAGTATCATGGGTAGGTGTATTCCGCCATTGCCAAAGAAGTTCTCTAAGAGCCTTATAGTCTGTAATGTCCTTAGCAGATTCACTCTCTCCGCAGACATTAGGGAACTCCTTAAGAAACTCCTCAAAGTCATCAGCAGTCATACCACGAGCAAGGAACTGGATCAGTCGTTTGTCCTTGTCTTTGAGTCTTTTATATGGGGGAATCTTACCCCCGGTAATAGGATCAGTAGGGCACTGGCTTTCTGGTGTCCACTCACTACGAGTATTAAAAGACCTACGAGCAGCATTAACTACCGCAAGATCAGAACCTGTGGGCTTAACGTCTGGGTTTAACTTGACGATAACTTGAGATTTACTCATCATCTACCTCTATGTAGCGAATATAAAGGGGTTTCCTGCCTTTAGGCCAACCCTCTGATTCCAACCAACTCTGCATATCAAAATCCAGACCGAGTAGATAGAATTCATCTGGTGCGGGCTTTGGGAACCCATACCTCCAACCACTGTCAGGATCAATAAGTACCATATCTCACCCCCACCACTCTGTCGGATTTTGACGAGTATCAATGTGCATAAAGGTATTGTAGTAACCAATACCATTGAATCCAAACTCTTGTGCCAGTCTCACGAACTCTGTACGATTATGATTGTGCATACTAATGTCAAAGGCAATACCTTCCATGTGTTTACTACGTGAGGCTCCACCTACAAAACTATTGTACTCAGGGCTACGGTAAGCACTGTTTACGTGGAAGGGTTTACGGATAGTCCACCTCAATTCTTGTAGCTTATCTAGGGCATCGAAGTTCAGGAGTAAAGGACCTTTCGGCCCTCTTGTCCCATTGACTACAGTCCGAGAGGCTAGTTCCTCTGGGGTGAAGTTAGGCCAATCCCACAAGTGCGTAGGGTACTCTGACCAATGTTCATAATAAGCAGTCTCAGCCATTGCCAGTACCTTCTTTAGAGCCTGTGGTTTGTTTCTGGTTAGTGTCATTGCCCATTTCAAAAATCACTCCATTTTGTTACACCACGTTTATCTGACCATCCTACACGATCTACATAAGTGAATCCTGCAATACGTGCAACCTCACCAAAGTAGTACATAAGGTCATAGTCAGTCTCTACACCATTACGAGTGACGGTAGTGCTGCCACTAAAGCCATCATCCTCATGGTCATTTTCAATAGTGACTGTGACTTTCATTCTACTACAACCTTCCTCCAGTTACCTCCATTTAGGTGTGTCGAACCTTCGTAACATATTTGAAGGTAGTCCCCAGTATCGTCAGAAATACTGCAACCGTACCCTGAATCACCACAGACTGGGTAATATTTACCTGTAGTGAGATAACTAGGGGTCCACCCATCAGCAACTACATACACCCCCGGTTCCAGACCATAAGTATCATCAGAACTTTTAGGTAGGTAAGTCACCCCAAAGAAGTCTTTAATTTCCTCTGGGGTCCCTGAGACATAGGTAATAGTCCCATCTGGCTTTTGAACAGTCACATCCATATTAGAATCCTACTCCCTCAAGGTCTGACTCAGGAACCTCATACTCAACGAGGTTGTCGATACGAACACCCTCCCAAGTGATCTTGGTTGCCTTAGTACCTTTCCATACATCCAACTTAATAGTAATCTCAGAACCATTGCCGATGAGGGTACTAGGGTCCCACTCTTGGAGTACAGGCTTACCCCAATCATTCAAGACTTGATTGCCATTTCCATCTTTGGCGATATCACTAGTCCAAACTTTAGGGGGACCTTGCACAGGATCATCAAAGGCAGGGACCATATGAGGGCGGACTACCTTATAGACAATCTTCTTCTCCCCATCCACTTCAATCTTCTTGAGTAGATTACCAAACATACCATTGGTAGGGATACCAACAGCGTTGAGATGCTCCTCTGCATCATCACGATTGTCAAAGGGCAGTTCTACCATAGTGCTGTAGATACCACCAGTCTTCATAAGTTTCTCTTTAATGTCGCTACCCTCTTCAAGGTTCTCACCAGTGTCGAGGAAGTAGGGTCGGATGTAGTGCGCTTTACCTTTGAGGTATACTTTCTTACCCATGTGTCGGGTTCTCCTTATCTTGCTATTTAGAATGTGATAGTGATAGAGTTACCGGGGTAGAACTTCTTGATGGGGTCTCCACCCCAACTGACCCCTTGAATGTCAATATCCCCATCAGGGTAGAACCAGATTTTCTTCTTGCTGGAAGTGTTCACTGCAAGACATAGGTCTGGACCACCAGCAAACTCGTACAGTTCTGCAACAGGTCCTTTAGTTTCCTCTGGTTGAGATTCATATTCAAACTTCATTGTTAGTGCACTCCTGCATAGTTCTGACTTGATTGAATGTCGATCCCGAAGGATACGTTTAACTTAAGGTCTTTGTTGAGATTTTCAATAGCTTGTTTCAGTGACTCACGCGTTTGTGATTCGTCCGTGACTGACGCGAGGGTTTCGTCATGGAAAGACGCTTGACCCCAATACCCTTGTTGAGACGCCCTAGCAAGCCATGAGTCGAACACGTAAACTCCT